GCCATCCATCCATTGCATTTATGCCAAGTATAAAAGCATCTAATTCAGCTTTTGTATTAAAGGAATATTGTTTTAATTCATAATCAGAATTATGAGGATTTTCTCCCCATACTATGCCTATTTTGTGTTTCATCTTAGGTTTCCTTTCTCCGCTGTTAATTAAACCTACAATTGGCAATGAATAATTCACTGCCAATAATGGGGCTAACTAAGCTTTTTTCCACCCAACAACCAGAAAATCGAGGCCTTCAAAGTTCTCAATTTCATTAGAGTCTACAAACTCAGCTAAAACACTGTGAGTCTTGCCACCAAACCACGCACAGCCATCTTTTGTTTCCATAGGCTTCCAACCTTTACGTTTCAGCATCTTAAAAAATGCTTCGTTTATTTTTTCATCTGTCATGTTCTGCATTCCTTTTTAAGAGTCATAGAGGGGCCATAATCAATTCTGAGTACTTTATAGCCCCATGCTGGATTATAGAACTTCTCGTGGCTTAAAATGGCTCTATAAGCTTTGTTTTCGCTTGTGGCTGATATGTTGTAGATTGTTTGACCTACATTTAATTGGATAAGATATTTATTCATTGCCCAAACCCATAAAAAGCATTGTGGAAATAGACATCTTTTGATTTATCAAGTTTAAAATCACGGTCATAAAAGCCGTGTATTTTACGGCCTTTAAAAACAACGATTTCGTTTATGTCAGTGTAGTCGATATTTTTAGCCCAACTAAGCACCTCAAAATATCTAGTTTTTAATGATGAAATAGTTTTTAATGTTGGACTAAGCCCAATTGAATTATTAGTTTTATAATTAATTTCGTATCTGTACATTATGAAAATCCCCATGCTATTAAAAAGATAAGATAAATGAAGATTACAAGCATTATTGAGCTGGCAATCTCCAAGATGATTTGTAGCCTAGTCATTAGGCCACTTTCTTTAATTGTGTAGCGTTTAAATTAAGCACAAATTGACTAGCTTTTTCAGCTTCTTTGGCGGCTCTAAAAATAAATTTTTTATCATCTTTTAAAGCTTTCAGCCATGATTGTATGTAGCTTGCATGATTATCAATCATGTCATTTTTATCACCATTTTTAATGCCTATTGTAGCATTTAAAAAGGCACTACCTAATTCAGCAATCAATTCCTCATAAGCATAATCTTTTGAGCCTTTTGTGCTAAACTTTTTACGATTTAATCTGCTTTTGTGGCCTGTCCAGTGTGTTACTTCATGTGCTAGTACTGAGTAATAATATTCTGGGGTTTTAAAAGCTTCAAATGGCGGCATGCCAATATCATCAGATAAAGGATAATAAGCGGCTTTATTATCTGCTTTAATTTTTGCACCAATTGAATTGTAAAAATCTTCAGCAATTTTAATTCTTTTTTCTTCGATAAGATGATCATCATTTTTAGAAATGTATTTATCTTTCAATTTGTTTTGCAATTGATCACCATTAAAAACACAATAAGTTTTAATCATGTGAACTTCTTTAGTATCACCAATTAATATATTGCCGTTTTCATCTTCGCTTTTATCTTCAAAAGATAACTTTTTGTAAAAAATAACCTGAGATCCTTTTTCACCTCTTTTAACAGGATTGCCCATTGCTTCAGCTTGTTTATAGCTGAACCAATAATTGCTATTAAAACCCTTCGCGCTTGAATACATCCATAGCAATAATTGATTAATGCCTTTATATGGCTCCAAATTGTGCCTGTATTCGCGGTCAAGTATTTGGTTATTATTCCATGGTTTAATCCATGGTTTATTACCTTTTTCTAAACAAGCAATAATTTCGTTTGTAACATCTTGATATATGTCTCTTTTCTTTTTTGGTTTATTTGTCATTGTATTATTCTCCGCTGTTAATGATTGACAATAACCTTATTATGCATAATTGACGTTTAACGTCAAGTATTAATTATAAGCTATCTATTATAAGCATATTATGCAATTATATTATTAGCTATTAATTATATGCTATTAATAAGAGCAAATAACATTTAAAGCATTTATCTATTTTTAGCATTTGTTGTTTATTAGCTTTAATCAGTTGGTGCATATAACTGCACTTATTGCTTGCCATATCATGCATGCGTGTATGCTTATTATAGCTATTATTAGCTTGTAGACTTATAAGCTATTGATTTTATTGCAATGATCACAGGCTAATTAGCTACGAACATTACAGCAATCTATTATTTGCTAGGCTTTTGTTGCTTTTATTTTACAAGCAGTCAATAACCCCACCCTCGCCACATGCAGCGCGTTACATATGTCATATATGCTATCAAAACTAGCATCAC